CTTCTACGACGAGCTAACACCAGAAGAACGTAAAAAGTTTTCAAACTATCTTATGATACGCTGGGGCTCCAGTGTACAAGGTTCTAGAGAACTGCAAGAGTACTATGTGCAGAGCTGCAATCATTATTTTAACAAAAACTTCTTTTCTATCAGCAAGCATCCAAAACTACAATGGCTATGTGCCACAGCAGTAAGCCCAGGTATGGGAGTACACAGACATCAATGGATCAGTCCCAAGAAGAAAGAAGCCGGCGCAGGTACTATGCGAAAACAATTGGCTGAATTTTTTCCAAACATGAAAGACGACGAACTTGATCTATTGGCAAAGATTACAACCAAGCAAGAACTCACTGACTATATCAAAGACCACGGCAACGAAGTTAAAAAATGAAATTTGAATGTCAGTACTGTAAGAAATCGTTTGCTAAAGAAACTACACTTATGGTGCATGTTTGCGAGCAAAAGAAAAGGTTCCAAAGTCAAAACGAAACAGGTATTCAGCTGGCCCTACGTGCATATCAGAAGTTTTATGAAATGAGTCAAGGTCCCGGCAAGCCCAAGTCGTTTGACGACTTTGCTCGTAGTCCATACTATCGTGCATTTGCTAAATTTGGTCAGTATTGTGTTAGTATACGTGCTGTCAACATTCCGCGATTTACTGAGTGGCTGCTTAAAAATAACAAGAAGATTGACTACTGGTGCAGCGACAAAGTATACGGAGAGTTTTTAGAACAATATCTCCGAATAGAAAGCCCAATGGATGCCTTGTATAGATCAGTTGAATACGGCAGCCATTGGGCAGACGAAACAGGTAATCCATCCAATGGTTATTTGCGTTATGGAAATGACAATGCGTTATGCTATGCTGTCACTACAGGACGTATCAGTGCATGGGTCTTGTATAATTCTGATTCAGGGCAGGAATTCCTGGGACGCATTGGTGCAGATCAAATTTCCATGATATGGTCCTTCATTGACGCTGATTTTTGGCATCAAAAGTTTCGAGACTATCCTGAAGATACTGATTACATTAAAGACATTTTAAAGCAGGCAGGATGGTGATGATAAAGATTAAATCTACAGGACTAGTGCAACAGTGGATCAACAATTATAACACATGGGCAGCTCACAACGAGTTTTATAATCAAATAACACACTTACCTGTTGTACACAGTGATGATGGCATTCCTTGTTATAGTCATAGAGACATTGACAGTATCAATAGCTCAACCTCGTCTACTGTAGTAATCGATTGTTTACTTGAAGGCATACATTCACGTAACACCTTCTTAAAATACAATCCAGACAAACACTATATTATTTTTTGCAGTGGCTGGTGGGATCAGGACAAAATCAGCTTACCTTTCTCTTACACATTGATACATCATTTTTTCTATCTGTTCGAGATGGCCGATACTTACTTGTCTCCTAACCGCTTTTGTTTTTACTTGGACAAAGAATACAAATTCGAAGATAACAAGCCATGCGAATTTGTTTGTATGATTGGCAATAAACGACCTGACCGTAACTTTCTGATTGATACACTTAAACAAAAACTCGACTACAGTAACTATGTACTCAAGTACAACGGGCAAGATTTAGCACAGCCTTGCTTGGATGATATTGTATACATGGAGCCAGGTAAGTTTAATTCTTATCTTCCTTTGGTGGAAAAATATTATCATGATTTGAGTCAAAGCTTGCCCATTGGCATGTATAATTTGGCAAAATTTGGATTGGTAGTAGAATCTGATTTAAATCTAGATCATCAATTCTTTTTGACAGAGAAAGCAATAAAACCTTTAATAACAGGTTTTCCGTTTGTGTTGGCAGGTACTCCGTATTTCCTAAAGCACTTGCGAGAACTTGGGTTTGTAACTTATAATAGTTTATGGGATGAGTCGTACGATGATATCGAAGACTTTGAGTCGCGAATGCTTGCAGTTACTCAACTGTGTAATCAACTTGCAAAATTTGATTGGGTTGAGAAACGTGCAGAGCTAGAACACATTAAATTATTGAATCGCAGTAATTTTTTCAACTTAAAGAACCTGGTAGATTTTAAATTTACCCAAGCCGAACAACAATTAAAAAAGATCGCCGATGAAAGCTGACGTTGATATAGACTTACCTGATCGCACAGAGCTGCTGAAGCTGATCAAGTTTACGGCTGCTAGATTAGACAGCACCGGTCGTAAGCACAACTCTGGTGTATACGTTACTGATATTCCGTACGACCCTGTACATAACTGTGCGGCCATTGATTATGAATCTGCCGAGCAGAGAGGTTACTTCAAGATTGATTTTTTGAATGTTGCTGTTTATAAGATGGTTAAAAGCCCGGAGCATTACGCAGCTATGTTAGACAAAGAACCAAATTGGTCAAGACTATGTACAGACAAAGATTGGGCTGCTAAACTAATACATATAGGAAACTATACTGAATTGTTGGCTAGTATGAAACCTGACAGCATACCACGCATGGCAGCATTCATTTCAATTATCAGACCCGGTAAAGCACACTTGCAAAACAAAGCATGGCAAGAAGTGTTTGCTGGAGTATGGGACGGTGATGCCAGCAGAGGATTTACATTCAAAAAAAGCCACTCAATTGGCTACGCAATACTTGTAAAATTGCACATGAATCTTCTTGAAGAAGCAGAACTTATCCCAGGCGATCCATCCGACGTACAAGTGTAATTGATTTACGCTTACTTTTACGCTTGGCTATATCTCCCAAGCTACAGACAGGCCCGCATAGGATTTCTAAGTCCTTGTTAACAAATGTGCGGCGATAAGGTTTAAACGTATCCCACTTTTGTTTAAGAAAAATATTGATAGGTACGCTACGGTTGCTTTCCCACCACCAAATATTAGCTAATTCAATAAACAAGTGTTTGTATTCAACTTCTTGTATATTACCAAAATCGTAGATAGTGGTAATGGTTTCGTCACGATTCTGTATGATGCCGACGTATTCCACACCGGCATAAACACATAGTGACATAAAAGGGTACTTGGCAGTAAGTTGTTCTATTATATTTTGGCCCATAAATATTGATGGAGATTTCTAAATGTATATAACCACTGCTTACTTATACCAACAAATTCAACCGGTATTATTGATAGACATTAGTGGCGCATTTTTTGACGCGAGGTGGGATCCAGTGTACGCAAAAAACTTAACTTTAAACCTAGGGGTTGATAATGTTATCTTGTTTCAGTTTCAGAATCAAGATCAGAAGCCTGTAAATATCTCAGGAGCTACATTTACCTTTAGAATTATTAGCCAAAACGGCGAAGATCTATTGTTCGCTAAAGAATTAGTTGCGCTAAACGCAGCTACAGGCCGGGCCAAGGTAACAATTACAGCCGAAGATACCAAGCACTTTCAAGAACAACCTGCTAGCTACAGCATAGAGGTTAGTTCTGGTGTATTGGATCAAGCTGTGTTTACTGATAGCCAAGCTGGTGCCCGCGGAACTATTGATATCATGAATAGTGTATTTCCGGCGTTTGTTTCTAGCAAATTACTGACTATTCCCACTGGGCAGCCGTCAAACCATCAGCCTAATGTAGCTACTTTTTATAGTAGTACACTAACCACTGACGGTTCTCCATTGACTACCTTCCAACTAGATACCATAGATTATTCTGGAAACTTACAGGCACAAGGCGCATCCGACGCCACAGCTTATACAGTAGAATGGTATAACGTAGATCTACTGGATTTAGAAACTGGTAATACAGTTGGCAACATAACATTTGATCACAGCGTAAAGCGTGTAGCATTTAATGTAGAGGGATACCATCCTTACCTTAGACTACAGTTTAATGCGTTATCAAATGTCAACACAGGCGATGGCCTTCATGTCAGTTCAATAGCTTATAGATAACTAATGAAATTTAAGAAGATAGTGGGATTCGGAGACTCGTGGATCTGGGGCGATGAACTTTTGGATCCAGATTTAGTTGATCACGAGTATGCACATCCGGTACTAATGGAAAATACTTCTTACAGAGAAGAACATTGTTTTCTTGGGCTATTGGGTAAACATTATAACATACCTACTGAAAACTTTGGTATTCCGGGAGGAAGTCTGCAAAGTTCAATATGGACTTATCTTTGGTGGCTAGAACATGAAAAGATCAATCCAAAAGAGTGTTTAATAGTAGTTGGTTTGACCGAAGCCAATAGAGAAACCTTTTACAATCCCAATCACATCAGTTATGGTAACGATCCAGAATGGAATCGTTTTGTTCATAGTATCTGGGTACGCTGCGGTGCCACTAACATTAGCAAAGAATGGACCAACATGATTAAAACACACATGGTCCTAACAAGTTGTACTGAACTACAAAATTTAAATTATCGTCAAGCAGTAATGTTCTTTGAAGGGCAATATAATTCGCTAGCACATAATGTGGTACAATTCAATACGATACATCCACCTTTGACTACTGTTGCGTCAAGTTTGATATGGCCAAAATGCGGATTGCGAAGTATAGTTGATTATAATCCTTTATTTCTGGCCGCAGGCGGACACCCAAATGAGCGTGGACATGAAGTTATCCGCGATCGCTTGATTCCTGAGATAGAACATGTTATACTAGCTTGATGCTAGATATTGTCCAATACATTCCAGGTAAACGTAAACAAGCAAGTTCTGGCTGGATCAGCTTCAACGGACCCTGTTGTGTTCATAATGGCGAAAGCTCAGACCGTCGACAGCGTGGCGGACTCCTAAGTAGTCCCGACGGATGGAGTTATCATTGTTTCAATTGTAATTTTACAGCCAGCTTTATTCTGGGACGTAATCTCAGTGTCAAGGCTCGCAAATTTTTAACATGGCTAAATGTACCTCAGGAAGAAATAGAACGGGTCAACTTAGAAAGTCTAAAGCATCGCAGCATTGCAGGCCTATTAGATGATAGGCAACGAACTGCCGCTGCCTTACAAGGCATACGGTTCGAAGAACGTGACATAGGCGGTGTTGAGTTTGTAACACCGCATCACACAGAAATTTGGAAATACCTGCGACAGAGACTTGCGCCCTTGGATTATCCTTTTATGATTAGTGCCACTCTGCCCTCTAACAGGCCCGGCGTAATCATACCATTTACCTATGATAACACATTAGTAGGTAGTACGACTAGATTTTTAGATGATCGTAAACCTGTGTGGGTAAACGACTTCCAACCAGGATATGTGTTTGGAACAGATCTACAACATGCTGACTGGCAGCAGGTAATTGTAACAGAAGGCATATTTGACGCATTATCGATCGGCGGGCTTGCACTCATGCACAACACAGTGAGCGATGCACAAGCAAGATTGATACTTAACCTGGGTAAAGAAATAACTGTAGTACCGGATCAAGACAAGCCTGGCATGGAACTGGTGGATCGTGCTATAGAACTAGGGTGGGCCGTCAGCATGCCAGCTTGGGAAGATTGTAAAGATGTAAATGATGCTGTAATCAAATACGGCCGGTTGGCAACTTTGCTAACTATAATGCAATCAAGAGAAACAAGCCGAATTAAAATTGAATTGAGGAAAAGACAAATTGTTAAACAATTACGGAGTTGATGTACAAAAGCTTTTCTTGGAAATGATGATGCAGGACGCATCTAGCTATGTGCGTGTACAGAACATTTACAATCCAGAAAACTTTGATCGTACTTTAAGACCAGCTGCTGAGTTCATTATGACACATTGTAATGATCACAAGACCATGCCAGATCGCACACAAATTAAAGCAACAACTGGTATATCATTACAGGAAATTGCAGACTTAAACGAAGGCCACTTTGATTGGTTCTTAGAAGAGTTCGAAGGGTTTACACGCAGGCAAGAACTAGAACGTGCAATTTTAAAGTCAGCAGACTTGCTGGAAAAAGGTGAGTATGCACCAGTTGAAAAACTGATCAAAGATGCTGTGCAAATTAGTCTTACTAAAGACCTAGGTACAGACTTTTGGGCAACTCCAAAAGAAACACTCAACAAGTATTTTAACAAAGGTGGACAGGTTTCGACAGGTTGGCCGCAGATGGATCATATCTTGTATGGTGGATTTAGCCGCGGAGAGTTGAATATCTTTGCTGGCGGATCAGGATCTGGCAAGAGCTTGGTCATGATGAACCTGGCACTAAACTGGCTACAGAAAGGTTTATCCGGAGTATACATTACACTAGAACTGTCGGAAGAGTTGTGTACATTGCGTACCGCAGCAATGCTAACTGACATGAGTACCAAAGACATTCGACGTGACTTAGATTCTACTGAGCTCAAAGTTAAAATGGCAGGTAAGAAATCTGGGTCATATCGTATCAAAAGTTTGCCAGCACAAAGCAATGTAAACGATATCCGCAGCTTTATCAAAGAGTACGAAATCCAAACAGAAACAAAAATTGACTTTGTTATGATTGATTACCTGGACTTGATTATGCCTGTGTCTATCAAGGTTAATCCCAACGATCAATTTATCAAAGACAAATACTCAGCAGAAGAATTGCGTAACTTAGCAATTGAACTTGGTGTGCTAATGGTCACAGCTTCGCAGCTTAACCGTAGTGCAGTTGAAGAGATTGAGTTTGACCATAGCCATATTGCAGGCGGTATCAGCAAGATCAACACAGCCGACTTTGTATTTGGTATATTTACAAGCCGGGCCATGAAAGAGCGAGGCAAGTATCAAATGCAATGTATGAAGTCACGCAGCAGTCAAGGTGTTGGCAGCAAAGTAGACTTGGACTATAACATTGAAACTATGCGTATTACTGATGCAGGGCTCGACGAAAGCGGACATGCATTTGGCAACGGCGGCCCACCTAGACCCAATATACTAGACGGGATCAAGACTAGAAGCACAATTAAATCTGAAGAAGACACGCCTAGGGTCACAGCTGATGTACAGAGTAATAAACTCAAACAGTTGCTAGGGCAGATTAAAAATAATGCCTGAGACCTTTTGTCAGTTTCTCAATAACGGATTAGTTTATAATAACAACACGGAAAACTTCACAGTATCGCCGTGTTGTTATTTTTCAACCAACTATACAATTGATCCTGCTAAAAATCTCGCGGTACAATTAGAAAAATATCGTGGCGAGTGGAATCAGTCTGATTTAAGTCAGACTTGTAAATTGTGTATTGACATGGAAAAAAGTGGGATACACAGTTATCGACAAGCATCGTTTGAAAATAGTGCAGACGATAAAAATAGAATTACCATGCTAACTGTTGCTGTTACTAAGCAATGCAATCTAGCATGTCCTTCTTGCGGCCCGGCATCTAGTAGCCTTTGGTTCCAGGAAAATAGAAGGAATAAAATCCCCCAACCAGTTACAATAGAAAAATTACATCAAAGCGATAAGATAAAACAAAATACTAAACATTTTATTGAATTACTTGAACAACAAGACTTATCGGCACTTGAGTATATCAAATTTGGTGGAGGAGAACCTCTAATGAATGATACACATCTAGGAGTGCTTGAACTGGTGCCTGATCCGTCGCGTGTTATGCTACAGTATACTAGTAATTTTTCTATTATGCCTTCTCGTCGTATCTTAGATGCTTGGAAAAAATTTAAATTAGTAAAGTGGGTAGCCAGTTTAGACGGAGTAGAGTCACAGTTCGAATTTTTACGATGGCCTTATCAATGGGCAGATCTGCAGACATTTATTGGACGTACTAAATTGTCGGTTCCTGGGAATGTAATGTTTGGAGTAGAGCATACTATCAACCCACTAAACGTATACTACTACGATCTTTTTGAGAATTGGTTTAAACAGAATCTGGCCAGTAATTCTGCAGGAGATGTATCTGACTTTAACTTGCATCCGTGCCATGGTGTTATGTCATTGTCAGTAACACCCCCGGGTGTTAGAGCAATGGTACAACACAAATTAGGTTCTGAGCATCCAGTAATGGGATTACTAAATCAGAATCCTTACCGCCCGGAACTAATGCAGGCATTGGTGCAATATCTTGATAAATTGAATACATGGAGAGGAGTCAGCTGGAGGGAGTTATTTCCTGAGGTTGAAAAATATTATGGTTAATCTTATTTGTTTCCCGCACTATACTTGTGGAGGGTTGTTGTGCGATATTTTAAATCAAACTTTTAGTTCAGTGGCACCCAACGGCGGGATCAACAGCTTGCAGCATAGCTTGGGAAAAATTGGAGACTCTGACACCGTTTTTGACAAGTATAATGCTGATGAATTTTTAAAAGATATTCAAGAATTAGAAGATAAAAATGCTGGATGGGTAGGAACTCATTGCTGGCCAGGATTATTACCATTAGACAAGATTGGAAAAATAATTGTAGTTACAACCACATCATATCAGAGTAAATTATTTAGATGGGATAGAGCTTATCGACATTTTTATACCAAACAAGCAGACTGGCAAGGGCTTGAAGAAATGGAGTTATTAGATAAAGCTAGAGAAACTGCTAAAAATTATCTAGTACCATTCCGGCCTGTATTCCATAAAAATGTAACAAATATTGAATTTGCTGATATAGTTTGGCAAACACAAGAATTCCGACAAATAGTTCAAGGTTTCGAATCAAAAAAACATACAGCACGCTGGCAAGATATCAACAGTTTTTTGTACAGGGAAGACATTTTAAACTCTTATACTGCACAACGACTATACGAAGCTGAAGTGGAGACACAATTAAAAAGATCTTACATTTATCATTAAACAGTAAACTAATAAATAACGTAGAGATCATTATTATGCAGAAAAAAACACGCAGCATCTTAGAAGAACTTGATGCTATATATACTGAAAAAAATAAAGAGCGTGACCGACGTTACGTAATTGAAGCTCGTGCTGACAACGTAATAGCCAGTGCTGTACGTCTAATAGAACAAATAGAGGATTCATATCCTTCGGATCAAGCAGAGAATCTAGTGAGAAAACTATTGAATGCAATACGTGATAAAGATCCTAAAAAATTTACAAGAACAGTGAGAAGAACTGATGCAGATTAACGAAGGCGGTAACGTATTTAAAGACACGTCAGGTAAACCACTGACTCAACGTATCAATCAAGCCGATGTCATGCCTACTGCTCAGTGGCTAGAACAGATCACTGGTTTGGATCTTACTAAAGAGAAAGATAAACGAGACGGCAAGCCAATTAAATGGTTAGGTTCTACTGGGCGTAAAGCAGATTCAGGCGACTTGGATATGTCAGTTGATGCACAGGAAATGAGTAAAGATCAATTAGTTGCAGTATTGACCAAATGGTGCAACAGTAAAGGTGTAGATCCTGCACGTTATATCAAGAAAACAGGATCAGCTGTACACTTCTTTACAGCTATCAACGGTAATCCCAAAAACGGGTTTGTGCAAACAGACTTTATGTTCAGCAACAAGCCACGCTGGACACAGTTTGTATTAAGTAGCGATCCTCGCAGCAAATACAAAGGTGCATTGCGTAACATTATGATGAACAGTATGGCCAAAGCCCTGGGTTACAAGCTGAATCAAAATGACGGTATTATGGATCGTGCCAGCAACAACATGATTACCGACGATCCTTCTATGGTAGCACAAATGTTGCTGAGTCCTAATTCCACAGTCAACGATCTTTACAGCGTAGAAGCTATACTAAAAGCCTTAGAAGCAGATCCTAAACGTGCTGCAAAAATTGCTGACTTCAAAGCACATATGGAACGTGAAGGAG